AGGTTATTCCCTGTTTAAATAACAAGGAGTTTATCAAAAGATGCAGTGGATCACTTTTCGATGATCTTAATGCATCACCCTGGTGCATTTTTGCAGGATCATTAACAGCTTATTAAAACAAGCCGATAAAATCAAAAAAGAATTTGATCTGATGCCTAAAACCTTTGGGCGGGGTATGGTGATCTTACGCAATGAGTTCAATCGCTTAGTCAGTTATGCCATCAATAAGGTCGGCAAACTCGGTGAGGCTTTTTATAATGCCGCTGAATGGATCGTAAACAACATCCGATTAGTAGGGATTTTAGCTTTATCCGCTATTGGCGGTAAGTTAATGCTTTCTTTGCGTGGTGTGAAAATATCCCTGCAACAAATAACCCTTCAAGCCATTCGGGCCGCAGCGCCATTTTTAGCAATATCAGCGGTGTTAGCCGGTATTGGGTTAATTTTAGAAGATATTTACGTTTGGCAAGCCGGTGGTATCTCAGTAATGGGGGCATTGGTAGGGCGCTATGATAAATGGGCGGTGCAGTTTGACCAAATCAAGCAATCTGCTTTGCGGCTTTGGGCCAATGTAAAAGGCATTTTGCACGAACTCACCCGCTGGATGAAAATTGATCTTGATTTCGACAGTTGGCAAGGTTTTGCCACAACCACGTTGCAATATATTCTTGATGGTGTACATAGTCTGGTGAGGCTATTACTTGGTTTAGCCTTGATGGTACGCTCAGTAATAAGTGGTGATTTTGAGTGGGCTTTTGGCGTTGCGAAAGAAAGTATTGGTGAAACCAGTCTTGCCTTTATACCGTTTTATCTGATCGCTGCCAAAGTATTAGGCGGTATTGCATCATTTATTTTTGCCATATTTTCCCCTTTAAGGTTACTGCGTGTCGGTTTCTTTGGGCTTGGATGGGTCATTGGAAAAACCTTTAAAGTAGCTAAATTTGCTTTCTCACCTTTTATATTCGGGTTTAAAGTTATTAGCAAGATCTGGAAGATCGGCAAGAAACTTTATCCTGTTTTCAGTAAGGTAGGCTTAGTCATTGGTAAAGGTTTAGGGAAATCTCTTTTACTAATATTAAAACTAATTGGTAAGGCATATATTGGCTTTATTAAATTTATTGCATTTGGTGTCGGTGGAGTTCTAAAAAGTGCGGTAAAAATTAGCTTACTTTTTGGGAAAGCCATTGCTCTTGTGGGTAAATTTAGCATTTTACTAGGTGGGAAAGTCGTTAAGGCTATATTGTTCGTGGGCAAAGCCTTACCCAAATTAGCCTCTGCTTTTTGGGTGATGTCAAAAACAGTGATAAGTGGTATTTGGGCTATCAGTAAGGCAATGTGGGCCGCAATGGTATCTAACCCGATTTTATTAGCGATTGCTTTGATTATCGGTGCAATTGCATTGATCATCTATTACTGGGATGACATTAAAGCAGCAGCATTGAAAGTTTGGGGTGTCATCAGTAAAAAAGCGAAGGAAATTGTTGATGATATTGGTAAGTGGTTTACTGATATAGCCGATCAGTTCGGTAAGAAATGGGATAGCATTGCCGAGAGCTTTAAGAATATTTGGGATGATGCTATTCAAACTGTGAAGAACTGGTTCTTGGGAATGATTCCGGATAGTGTGCTGAATTGGTTTAATGATGGAGATAAGCAAATTTCAGCCTCGTTAAATGCGGCTTCTGTCAATCCGGTCACACCTGTCTTTGGTAATGTTGGATGGGGTGGGTTAGGTGTTCGTCCGAACAGTAACATTTCCAACTCTCAAAATATCCAGCAAACCAACCATATCACGGTAAATGGCGCAGGAAACCCTACGGCAGTAGCGAATAAAATAGGTGCTGCGGTGGGAAGTTTTAATGGGAAATTTTCGATAGGACAGATGGAATATCAGGGGTAAAAGTGCGGTCGATTTTGACCGCATTTCTTAGGCATACCGATAGGACGAAATATGGTTTAAATCTTCATTGATGACAGCTTTTGTTTGCTCAATATCATAATGAGTTTGAAGATTTAACCAGCTTTGCGCATCCGTGCCGAAGTATGCGGCTAAACGTAATGCGGTATCGGGGGTGATTGCCCGTTTTCCTTTGATGATCTCATTAATTCTACGAGGAGGAACAGAAATTGCCTTGGCGAGTGCGTATTGGCTGATTTCTAATGGTTTTAACCATTCTTCCAATAATATTTCGCCCGGGTGGGAAAGTGGAATTTCTCTGCTCATTTTGTTTCTCCTTAATGGTAGTCCACAATTTCGACATCGGCGGCGTGTCCGTTTAACCAAGTAAAACAAATTCGCCACTGATCGTTAATTCTAATGCTGTATTGACCTTTTCGATCCCCCGAAAGCATTTCTAAATGATTACCGGGTGGGACTTTTAAAAAGTTTAAATCTGTTGCAGCGTTAAGCTGTTGTAACTTTCGCATAGCGACTTTTTCAAAAGGGATAAATCTTGCTATACGCTTCCCTTCAAAAAAGGCCTTAGTGTCTTTGCATGAAAAATGCGTGATCATAAATAGTAACGTTCCTCGTTAATACTGGTTCTATAATAACGCAATGCGTTACTAATAACAAGGGGTAATTAAATTGAGTATCGTCAATCTCCTGTTTTTCTCATTTGGGGGAAAATCAACCACCATTGGCGCATTGGAATTGGATGCGCTACTTACTGAAAGCACATCATTACGTTCTCAAATTACCGAATATCCCGTTGAAGATGGCACGGTGATTTCCGATCACATCACCAAAGAGGCGGAAACACTGTCACTTAATGGTGTAATAACCGGTGCGGGAACTTTGTTCTCGCCAAGTTTTGGCAAAGTGGAGTTATTGGTTGCAAAAGAGGCGTTGCGTGAGTTGCACAATGCAAGAGAGCTTGTCACTGTGGTGACGGGGCTTGATGTTTATTCAGATTTTGCGATTGAGAGCTTGGATATAGAGCGTAACGCTGATGATGGCGAACGCCTTAATATTTCTGCGGAATTGCGAAAAATTAAAAAAGTGCAGTTACGAACGGAAGAAATGCCACCGGAAAAAGCTAATAAGAAAACTAAAGGCAAGGCGGGGCAAACCAAAGCAAAAACCGGTAAAGCTCAAACGAAACCGCCAAGTAATGGGGCTGAGAAGAAAGTAAAAGAGCCAATGAAATCAAATTTGCGTACAGGAGCGGAGCATGTTTCCACAAAACTCAAAGGTGGGTAGCTGATGTTTTCAATTCAACTTCCGGACAAAAACGACTTTATCACCGAGGTGAACCTTGACGATGAAGTCTTTTTTTTACACTTTTCTTGGAATGACACCCTCGGACAATGGCTTTTAGCGATAGAAAATGCCTATAACGATGAACTGGCATCCAGTATTGCGGTGTTACCTGAACGCCCATTGATTGAGCCGATACGGCGTGAAGATTTGCCCTTAGGTGAGCTGATTGTCGTTTGCTCGGATAATTTGCCGCATATTGGGCGAAATGATTTTATCAATGGTCGAGCAGAATTAATTTATCGGGGGATTGACGATGAATAATCGTTTTATGCGAGCCTATAAATTGCTCATTGGTAAGAAAAAAGCAAAAGAGGGGATCGCCATTGAGCAGCCCATGCGGATTGAGTTTGATATTACCAAAGACACTGAAAGCGATCCGAATGAAAACACCATTAAAATCTACAATCTTGCGCCTGAAACCCGCAAAGCGATTGAACAACCTGATATGCGGTGTGTGCTTTATGCCGGTTACGAAGAAGAGCATATATCATTACTTTGCTGTGGCGACATTGCTCAAGCCTATTCTTACCATGACGGGGCGGATTGGGTCACACAACTTTTTGTGCTTGATGGCTTAATTGAGGTTAGAGATACCGCAGTTTCATTGGGTTATGCCGGAGGTGTAAGCTCAAGTCAAATTGCCAATGATATTGCTGCCAAAATGGGCGTAACGTTGGTTGGTGCGGATAATCTTAAAACCCGACAATGGGCGAATGGTTTTAGCTTTTATGGGGCTGCTCGGGTTGCGCTCAATAAAATCACTGCAGGCACAGGGCTTGAATGGTCAATCCAAAACGGTGAATTGCAGATCGTCAATAAGCGTGGTGTAACGAAGCGTGAGGGATATGTATTAGCAAAAGACAGTGGACTGATTGGCTACCCTGAACGCACACGAGAAGCAGCACGTAGTAAAAAGAGTGATACGCCTAAGCAGAAAAAGGATGAGAAATTTTCCAATGATCGGCAGGCGAAAGACGGCTGGAATGTGAAGTCTTTACTTTTACCGATGGTGAACCCATGCGACAAAATCAAACTGGAAAGCGAGAGTGTAACTGGTTGGTTTCGTGTGGAAAGTATTAAGCATAACGGCGACAGTTTTAGCGGTGACTGGCAAAGTGAATTGCATTTAATCGAATTGGACGAAAAAACCAAAGGTGAAAAAGCAGCAGAGAAAAAAGCCAAACATCGTAAAAAGAAAAAGGCGAAGAAAAAAGATGAATGAGCTTGAAGATATTAACGTGGCATTGCCGGCAAAAGTGGTGAGTTACGATGCCGCAACGGTTCGTGTAGTCGCTAAACCCGCCATTCCTAAGCGATTAGCGAGCGGGGAAGTTCTTGGCGCACCACAAATTGTCAATGTGCCGGTAATGTTTCCAATGGCGGATATTGGTGGTGCAGTGGCACAAATCACTTTGCCGGTCAAACCCGGTGATGGCTGTTTTTTGATTTTTTCTCAACGTAGTTTGGAAAATTGGTTAAGCGGTAGTTCGGATGCACCGGATGATCCACGAATGTTCGATTTATCCGATGCCTTTTGTTTTATTGGGGGTAACGCAAAATCGCCCTCAGCAGATGGTGAAAACCTTTGTATCAAATATGGTTCAGGAAGTATCAAGATTGCACCAAGCGGTGATATTACTATTGATGCACCAAGCACAACCATTAATGCGCCAACCAATACGATTAATGGTGATGTTCAAATTAACGGCGCAGTTTTAACATCTTCAACCATTACGGCGCAAGGCGATATTGTTGGCAATGGCATTTCGCTTGGCGGGCATACCCACATGGAACAAGGGGATGGCAAACCAACTTCAGTCGCACAATAAAGAGCGGTCATTTTTGCTGATGTTTTTGATTAAAAGGAATGGGATATGTTCGATCTTAAACTCAATAGCCAACACGATCTTTTACTAAAGGAAAATCGTTTAGTGCTAACTGATGGTATGAATGCCATCGCACAACGAATAAAAATTGTGCTGCTCACCTTTGCCGGTGAATGGTTTTTAGATGTTTCACGAGGCTTACCTTATTTTGATGAAATCTTAGTTAAAAATCCCAATTCAACTCGCATTTATGCTGTTTTTCGTCAACAAATTGCAAGTGTAAAGGGAGTAAAACGAGTTATTAATTTGACCTTATCTGTTGATCGCAAGTCCCGAACTTTAATCGTTGAATTTGAGGCAGAAAGTACAGAAGGGGTGGTAAAAGACAAAGTCAGCATCCAACGGAATAACAAGGAGTAATTATGGCAGATTATGGTGTGACCTCATCAGGCTTTGTGCGTAAACGAATGCCTGAACAATTACAAGAACTTTATGAAAAAACTAAGCAACAATTTGGGGGAGATATCGATCTAACACCTGAAACTGTATTAGGGGGCTTACTCTCGATTCAATCTGAACGTTTTGCGACTCTTTGGGAATTAGCCGAAGGCGTTTATAGTGCAATGTACCCCATGAGTGCAACAGGCATAAATCTTGATCGTGCTGTTTCATTTACTGGGGTGAAACGTTTACAAGCGGAATATTCCCGTGTGCCATTGATTTTTTACGGTAATCAAGGGGCGAAAATACCGGGAAATACGGCCGTGCGCAATCAAGCTTCTCAAGTGTTATATTTCACGGAAAAAGCGACAACCATTAATACGAATGCGATTGCGTATGCAAGAATTCAGTTAGTCACGAGTCGGACTAATGTCGGTGAGCAGTTTTCTGTCACCATTAATGGCAGAAAATATAGCTTTCAGGCGGATCGCTCTTCAATAGCACATGTGGTCACAGGGCTTGCCAATCAATTAAAAAACCTTAATTTTGTTGAAGTGAATAATGATAACGTCATCATTGAAATTTACGCCTCAACGGTTGCAACTATTAGAATTTCTGTCAGTGCAAATCTTCAACTTAGTTTGCTTGGTGCCCTAGTGATGGCAAGCACGGAAGTACCAAGCCAAGATGAAGCTGAAATTGGACAGGTGAATGAATTAATCAATCAACTTGATGGCATTGAACGTGTTGAAAACCGTGTAGAAGGTAGTGCAGGAAGATTGGAAGAAACCGATATTGAACTTTATCGGCGATACCATTACGGAGTGTGGGGAAACGGTGCAGGTACGATTGATAGCCTTTATGCCAATTTAAGACGTGTTAATGGAGTGAAAGCCTTGCGTGTGTATGAAAATGATACCTCAACTACGCAAAACGGCGTGCCGGCATATTCGATTTATACTGTCGTGAAAGGCGGTCTGGATGAAGATATTGGCAAAGCGTTGCTCAAATATAAACCGCTTGGCATACGCACTCACGGCAGCACGACAATGAGCATCAAGGACAGCCAAGATCAACTTCACTCGATAAAATTTAGTCGTCCCCGCAAGGTGTATATTTGGGTGAAAATTGTTCTTCAAACTTTTACCGATCAAGGGGAATTGGTACAAAGTGGCTATCTTGCACAAGCGATGAAAAATATCTTGGAGTACGGAAACAATCTTGGCATTGGGAGTGATGTGATTTTACAACGAATTATCGCTCAATGTGTTTCTGTGAGTGGGGTAAATCAGGTTTCGGTCATGTTGGGAAAAACTGCCCGAATCACCGATAATGAGCCAAATTATCAAAATGCGAATATTGTAATTGCACAAGATGAAGAAGCGATTTTCGATCCGTCCATTATTACGATGAGTTAAAAAATGATGACAATTCAGAGCGCACTTTTACAGGATTTTGAACAAGCAGCGTGGGAAAATCAGCTTGGTCAATTTCGCTATTCCCCCAATTTGCAAAAACTTTTCCGGGTGCTTTTGGAACCCTATCAATCGCTGCAAAACGCCTTGGCTCAAAATTTACAGCAACGGGATTTAGAGACTGCAAAAGGCAAACAATTAGATGGGATTGGCGATATTGTGGGATTGCCCCGCCCTTATATTAGCAGTGATGGTGAATGGTATTTTGGCTTTCAAGGACAATCAAAAGGAAAAGGATTTAGCCAAGCACCTATTCGTGATCTCGCTTTGCTTACTAATAATCAGAAGATTCAATTTATGTCTGATGAGCCATATAGGCGACTATTACGATGGAAAATTATTGCCAACAATTCACAGGGCACGCTTGAAGATGTAATCAATGCGTGCCTTGTGCTTTTTAAGGCTAGTCGAGTGATTGTAAGAGAAATTGCTCCTTGTTCTGTTGAAATTCAAATAGAGCGGGCATTGAAAGATCAGATTATGGCGATTGAGCAAAAACCAAGTGACTGGATACCTATCGGAGCAGGTATATCAACAACGGTGATCTTTAAAAATAAGGAATAGAGTATGCAATTAAAACTGATTGATTTATTCAGTTCGATTCGTTGGGCAAAGAACGGTGATTTAACTGATTTTTCCCAAACCAACTATGAGGCAGGATGGGCGCACTTAGGTGATGACACACCAACAGTACAAGATTTTAACTATGTGCAAGCCATGAATGACCAGAAAGATCAATGGCTCTTCGCTCAAATTAATGAAGTTTTGAAAGCGCAGGGGATTGAGGCGACAGAAGATGATTTACCGGCACTGAAACGTGCAATAGAAAATTTGGTTACTGCTAAAAGCACGCCAAAAACAATTACATCAACAACTAAAAATGTCTTTGATGATAATGGCCACAGCCACGAAATTGATCGAGCAACCACAGCAAAAGCCGGTATTGTTCAGCTTAACTCCGCCACAAACAGCTCATCGGAAACCGAGGCGGCTACGCCAAAAGCGGTTAAAACGGTGAAAGACCGGTTGGACAGTGTTAGTCGCAACCAAGCGAACTACATCCCCAACAGCAAAAAATCCAATGCGGTGGACAGCGCAAGTAGCGACACCGTGGCGACCTCCGCTGCGGTGAAAACCGTCAATGATAAAGTTACGCTGCTTAATTTCTACAAAGTCAACGTAAAAGCCGGTAATACGCCGGTGACGTTTGATTTGTCAAATCGTGAGCATTGGATAGCGGAAATCGGCTCAGTGTATAAAGGAACGGGGCATTATCAATTAGGGCTG